TCATGATGTTTTGAAATCATATGGGCACTCGTTTCCCCACTCATCTATCAGTCGATAGATGACGCCTTTGCCGTTTTCAGCGTCTGCCCATGCAAACCGATTTGTGTCGTTGTCTATGGTGTACCAAAGCTGCCATCCATTAAGATTGCTGCTTGAGAAGTATTCGTCTCCATCGTGATGGATTGCTTTCGCTTCTTCGGCAAGCGTACTAGCGGTAAGAGCTTGAACCAAGATATCAAATTGATGTCCTGCGCTCTGGGTCGCCTCTTGAGTAGTTGCGGTGACATAGTCGGTTATGCGATATAAACTACCTGCAACAAGGGCGGAATTATTCAGGAGTTCTTTCAGCTCGTCATATTTCTTGGGTATGACAAGCACAACTTCGGACGGGCCGGTTGTCCCTTCAGGAGAAAGAGTCCCGTCTCTCAGGATTGTGTACCATGTGTCTACACCGTCCTGAGAAACAAGGAGCTTCATTCCATAGTGATAAACGGTATTTGTGCTACCGACTTCCTCTGCAGATGCGGCCGCTGCCCTTGCTTCATCCAAGCTTTCAAAATACTGATTTGCGTTGATGGGAAATGCGCCGGTAGGTTTGAATGCAACAGAAAAATTAAGCGTTCCGAAATCAGCCATGTCCCCACCTCCTTAGATTGTTACAGCAAGGGTGTTTGCCGTGTCATTTGCGGATGCAAAGTCCATGATATACACTTTGTACGGAATGGCTTTGTATCCATCAACTCCATAAACATCAAGTGTAATCATCGAGAAACCTGAAGCAATTTCAGCATTCATGCCGTTCACGTCTTTTACAGAAGAAATATCCTGAAGGGTGGCCGGATATGCTATAACAACACGCAAGGCTCCAACAGGAACATCAACCACAAATGTGCTTCCATTTGATAGAGCCTTTCCGGATTTTCCAGAGAGAGCGCGGATCTTATCAGATGTGAGATCTGTCTTATCTGTTCTTGTTCCATAGAAGACGTTTCGATATCCTGTCATCGCTCCAGAGGTAGCACTTTTTGTTCCGGATTTAATCTGGCCGGCGGCATAAGGGTTCTTCTGGTTTGTTACAGGAACAGCACCTGCGTTGTGAGTTGCTTTTGCTGTAATCTTATAGCTTATATCATCAACTATTTGGATTTCATCAAAGCTACCGCTGGCTGTTGTTCTTTTAGCGTTTTGGGTGTCAGTGACTTCCCATGCAGATGCTACAACTCCTGTAGCGGGTCCGTATGTGTATGAACCTGCGCTGAGGGTGGCTTTATAGGTAGGAGTGACTTTTGTTCCAACTTCATAAGCCTTTGCCTGATCGAACGTAAGCGTTACTTTCGGCTGAGTTGTAGAGGGGTTCTTTTCTTCAACCAATTTGTCGAAGAAGTCCTGCAGTGTTCCTCCTACAGGAATAAGCTCTGCGCTACCATTCGACAGTTTTACCTTGCCGATGGCAAAGTTCGTTGTCTGTCCTTCGGGGAAAACGACTTGTGTGGGGAGAACTTGATCGATGGTTACAAGCTTTGATGCTTCTTCGGCAATCTCTTGCTTTTCTGTATCGGTAAAGTAGTCTTCGCCTTTAACCGGAGTTCTGCCCGGTGTTCCTGCAGAGCCGTTCTTTATTGATATTTCAGTTTCAGACCCATCGGACAGTCTCAGTACAATTTTGTTTGTGCCACCGTCTTCATCAGAGGTAGTAGTCTGCTCTACACTTTCGATGCCTACACCATCGTCTCCGGATATTTCAGACAATGCGACAATGTTTTCCCAAGTGGTATCACCAACATATTGCCATTGGATATAACCACCGTAAGCACGAAGGACAACTTCTCTTCCGTCATCCCCTTCGGAAGAAGATCCAGCGGGACCAGAAGGAAGCCATAGGTTGAGAACCGGCTTATCTGCCGTTCCCGTTATTGTTGCTTTTGCCTCACCCCCGTAGGATACAGTCGTAACGGTGCCAATTTTGAGTTCTGGCGTTGCGCCATTATCACCATCTCGCCCGTCAGAACCGTTCTTGATGACAAACTCTTTTCTTTCGAAAGCATCTTCAATGGTGATTCTATGTCCGCCATCGATCTGTTCGAGGTAGATGTGCGGTGATATTCCGTCATCCCCTTTGGGGCCTTGAAGATCTACCTTCGATGTGCCGCTTGCACTTGTCATGGTCAGGACAGTACCTTCCCAACTATGCGTTGCAGAAATACCATCCTGACCATCTTCGGGCGGATTATTTTCTAAATAATCCTCGACAATTCTTTCGATCTGTTCCGGATCAACAGTTCCTCCGACTCCTGTTCCAACAAGTCTGAGAATTTCGTTTATGGCTTCGACCAAATCGTTCTTTGACGAAGTGTTGAGTTTTTTAAGATCGCCGACGATTGCCTTGGAAGCTGAGCCAATATTGTCTCTTGCAACGCTCTTTGCTTCTTCGCTAAGAGTTTGAGGTCTGTTGTACAGGACAGCCCCTTTGGCGTTACCACCTACAAGCAGCCACTCCTGAGGATTGTCGGGATTTCGAACGTAATATCTTGCCATTTTCACACCTCAACTCTTCGCTTCTCTTAGACTGCAATAGTATGAGAAACGTTTGCTATTTCTTCACCAGTATTGCCGTTAAGACCGATGAAAACAATCTTGTTTGTGTAAACTTCGCAGTACCAGCATTCCGGGTCCATACTAAAATCCGCCGAGGGTTCGCCGCTGCCTCCAATAAACTTACCTGCGGTAACAGCAGGGACGTGAATCTGATTGCATCCGGCATCCGCAGGAAGTGCATGGGCAACGAGTCCTTCGGAAACATCTTCAAGCCTAATATGCGTATGTCCGTGGAGGAAGATAAGCTTGGGATGTGCTTCCAAAATGGATTTCAGGCGGATATGGCTATCAAAGGAAAGGGACAAGGCTCTTGGGTATCTAGGGGCGGAAATAATATCACCAGCACCCCAACCATAGAAAAGAGAGTGTTCAATGATCCACACATTCTTCCCTTTGCCGTAGTGCTCCTGAAGCTCTTCTTCAAGCCAATCAAGCTGTGCTGTTGAGAAGCAGTTTCCACCGCTGGGAGACGTTCCAACATCGAAAGCCAAGAAAATGAAACGATCTCCAAACAGGTCGATCGCAAAGTACGGATCTTTTCCCACCAAAGCTCCATTGTTTGAATACTGCTTAAACGTGGTCAGATCGGGGGCGGCACCATCGTGGTTGCCATTGCACTCATGAACTTGAGTTCTCTTGTACGGGGACGATTCGATTGTGCTGATATACTGCTCCCATTCTGCCTGAGTACCATTTACAGCACTATCTCCGCAAGTGACGATTTCTTGCGCCCCACGATTATGAAGCGTATTCAAGGTTGCCGTTAAATGCGGAACTGCATTTGTGTATCCAGAGTGAGAGTCCGATATAATTCCGAGCTTGTACCGAAGAACAGGCGCAACTGCACTACCTGACGATAGTTGAGCAATTGCAGCAAATCGTCTCATCGTAAGACTCATCACGCCACCACCAGTCTGGGATAACCGTCAGAACCAGCCTCCCAAGCACACAGCTTGGCAACATCGATTCCGGCCGCAGCAGCAACAGCGGAAAGATTATTATTGAGGGTTGTATGAGCTGTTGCAAACTCTGCGGTTGTAATACCGTTATTGTTGGAATCAGAAGAAGAAGTCCCGGCAATACCCTTTTCTGTCAATGTGCTATCCCACAGGCAATACTTAATTGTTCCGGTTGTTGTAGTAGCAGACTTGATCGCATAGCCATTTCCGTTGTTGATAGCTGCAGCTTGGTAACAGCCAAGGACCATGCCGCCAGCTTCGATCTCATCAATGATACCGGACGAACGAGTAACAGCTTGACCGGGAACTCGTGCGTAGCAATTTACGATCTTGCCGGAACCCTTGCGTGCAATGGCACCGCAAGTGGAACTTGCATAAGTCGTGCTGATGGAGCCACCTTCAAGTCCAAGGTTCATTACTGTACCGGCAAAGTTCGAGCCAAACAGACCTGCATACTGCATGCCGTTTATGCTGATATTGCGGATGACGTGACCACGACCATCAATCGTACCGGCAAAGCTACCGCTATTGTCGGTGTCACTGTTGGTATTCTTATAGTTTGCGCCAATGGGGTTCCATTCGATGCCATCCAAATCGAGGTCGTTTGCAACGGCGTAATAAACTCCACTCTTCGTATCGCCGGCATCAACTTCTTCTCCAAGTGCAACGAACTGTGCTGCAGTTGCAATCATGTACGGATCAGACTCCGTTCCGCTACCAGTCATCTCGGTGTTATCATCTTCGCCGCCAGATCCAGAACCTCCGGTATTTCCAGTATCGCCGGTGTCATCTCCGGTATTATCTCCGCTGCCGCCTTCGTCAGGATTGTCTTCTGCTCCTTCCAGAGCTGCGGCACAAATGACACACCACACGATTTCGCCGTCGTACCAGAACATGAGACCATATCGATAATGGGCCTTGGGTGTGAAAACTCCATTGGACACAGATTCGCCTTGCATTACGACATCTGTGGGCATTGTAATGCTAGTTGCGTTTTCACCACTTGTAAATGCAACTTGACAGCTAAAAGCTGTGGGGAGTTCCTCGGGGATTGTAAGAACAAGTTCCGCTACCTCTCCCCGTCTGAATTCGGTGCCATTTGCAAGTTCAAATGTTGTGCTTGCTTCTGTGTTAATCGTCATTGCTTCACCCTCCGTCGGAATATTTACGACCACGCTGGCATATCCCGTGATATCGTATGTGCCGTTTGCTGTGATTTCCTTTTCACCGCTCGGTGTGACGATCTCGTCAACATCTTTGAACGTGGCGGCTTGACCAGTTGTGGTTTTAAGCTGCACGTCTGTTATTCCTGAATACGTCTGTTCGCCGATCAATACGTCTTTGCTCATAAATTCACTCCTCTCAAGATATTACCAGTGTGTTTCCATCTTGTACTGCGTCGACATTGTCAGTGATAACCAGCGTCTCGTCGACCTTTTCTACGCCATTTTCTTCAGGAAGCTCAGGTGAAAAAACAACACCCAACGCCTCTGCCAGAGCAGAAATGTTGGATGTTTGGTCTGATTCAAATTTTGCGCTTCCAAGAATATCCACCAACAGTATCTTTGCTTCTTCTCCAAAATCACATTGAGGAAGTGCGATAGTCTCAAACTCTGTTGGATGTCCTTCTGAGTCGACCGATTTTACGACAAGTATCTGTCCAACCGCTGCCTTGGTTGGTGCATTTGCCTTTTTTGAATTAAGTTCATTGATCGCCGAAACAGTGGATGATTTGGAGTCTGTGGAAAGGTCAGCCAAGTTGCCATTGTTGGATTCGTTCTGGGCGATCTGATCTTCCATGGCATTGAGATGTTCGGCTTTTAGTATATGCCCGTCTGCAAAAATATGTTTTTTGTAGCTCATGTAAATCCTCCTTCCTAAAGGATCATTTCTCCGAGCTTCGCTGTGCCCAGTATGGCTGTTGTTGTAGCGAGCGTTGCAAGAGTAAGCTTTCCTCCTACTATCGCAAGCCCTGCTCCAATGGCTAGTACAGAGACAATGCCGTTCTTGTCTACAAACAGGAGTTTTTCGGCGTTTTCTTCGCCTTGGCTTGAGGCAAAAGCTCCGATATTCTCTCTGGCTTGTCTTTTCTGATCTTCGGATAGATTTTGAGGGTTGTCGTATCTGACGCTTCCACCAGAAGCGACAGGGACACCTTCTTCTTCCTCATAATCCTCTCTCGGGTCGATGTATGCCCCGACATTAAGATCGTCCGGAGGCTCTTCAGAAATGACGGGAGACACATAAGCCGGAACCAATCGCCCGTCTGGTCCGACCACCATGGCTTTCCCGAAATTTTCTACGCCTTGATCTACATCCAGTTTATCTGCATCGTTGTATCCGCCGGCAGAAATTCCTGTGTCCTTGTATGCGCTTTCCTCGGATGACCAAACCAACCAATTCCCGTTGTCTCCAATCATCGGAGGGTGCATTTGCGCCTCAAGGACAGCTGCACCTGCCTGCAATACTTTTGTCACCCAGCTGTCTTGGGGGTTATCGCAGCTGTTTCCGCAGTGTGTGAGGGATTTATTTACTTTTGTGACCCAGACCTCAGATTTGACGACCGTTTCGCCTTTAAGATACTGGAGTTCGCATTGACCTTGTCCAACTTTGGCAAGGTCAGATTCCATGATCGTCCAGACAACAAAGTTTCCGTCAATTTCGATGAGACAAGGATATGCTTCGATGTCTCCACATCTCCTGTGCAAAAGAGCTACGGTTCCAGACCCGTAGAGCTTTTTCCAGCGCGAGATATCGAACAGAATCTGCCTTGCTTTGTTTTCGCCATGCCTTCCGATTGTAACGGGAGATCTTTTTCTCGCATACTGTTTATCCATGTTCCGTACTCCTTTATTTGGGATTCTCTAATCCTTGCAAATCATGCTTCGGGATCATAGTACAGCCATACGGGATGGTGAGGATCTGTCGGTTCGTCCTTGCCGATATAAATTCCTGCAGCACCGGGCGTTCCGTTGAATTCCCCGTTATCCAGCGATGTTCTAATTCTATCAGCAAGCTCTGTCGCTTCATTGACGGCAGAAGTAACATCAGCGTTGATTTTGACTATATGCCCTTCCACCAAAATATCCGCCAGTGTTTCAACAGTAGCCCTTCGGAGCTTTCCGTCTATGACGATCAAAATATGATCTGCCAATTCAGCCGATGCAGCCACCGGCTTATCTGTGATTTTTTCAATAGCCATAGAATACCTCCTACAGTTCTGTCACAATGGCAGGGGGCAAAAGAGCGGAATCTTTTTGTTCCTGTGTGTAGGAATTTACTTTATCGATGACTTGTCTGGAGAAACTTATGTCCTTTGCTACGAGGTTGTAGTGCGTAATTGTTCTCAGCGCAAGCTGATATACGCCACACTTAATTCTCTCGTTGGGACAGGTTTCATTTTTTTGGAACATCTTCTGGATGATCTCGAACATGTGGTCCATATCTATTTCATCTGAGCTTTTTCTATAATAAAGCATCTCAAGAGGACCTTCCATGCAATCGAAAGGAACAATTTCTCCAAAACCAATTGCTTTGTATTCTGCTTTAATGGACTTAAAAGCCTTCTCCGCAGAAAGCGTTCCAGAGTACACTCTAGCATTGTGTCCGACGATCAACGCATTAAGGGCCTCGACCATAAGGTCAAGATCGCCAGCAACGCTTTCGAAAATTTCCATTCTATGTTCCGTAGAAACAGTTCCCTCACTTGCTGCCACGAAAAGGTTCAAGGCAGCTATATCAAACTTTGATGCAATATTCATGTTGTCACCTCTTAATGACTGCTTTGCGTTCCTACTAGACTAACGCCCGAACAGTTGCTGCCACAAGTTGAGCAGCCTCCACCGCAAGAAGAAACGCAACCATTGTAGCAATGATTTCTACAGCTTCCGGAGCAACCCCTAAATCCACAAGAAACAGTGCAGGTCTCCTTGCAGGAACCGCTGCATCCTCCAGTACAGTGCGTTTTGCATGTACTTGTGCATCCAGAACATACGTTGGTGCAGCTGCCACTACATCCGTCGCACCCATTGCAGCTTGTAAGACAACCACCGGAACAGTTTCCACCACAACTTCCGGTACATGATGCGGAGCATTCTGTATAACAGGTTCCGGTGCAGGACGATTTGCATTCACCCGGAGTTGTCCTTGCTTTCGACTCTGCCTCAAATGTAGTTACTGCCGCCTCCAACATAGCGAGTTCTTCTTCGGAGACAATTCGTTTGGGATCTAAATCTGGAACTAGGTCAGAATTGATCGCAGCGAGGGGGGTTGCAATTTTCTCATAATGCTCCCCAAGAATCAGATTTCCTTCCGCAGGTTGGTTTTCAAAGTCAAAGTCTTGACTTCCATACATCAGCACCGATCCAGTGTAGCACCTTTTGAGGCATTCTTCTCGTACTCGCTTTTTGAGATCAAGAAATCTTTCATGGTCGATATATGCCACCTACTACACCTCCTCCGCCAAAGATTTGAGCATAGCGTATTCGTTCTCGCCAACTATTTCGACAGCCCAATCAGCAGGAATATCTAACAAGTACCGTGTTCCTATGTTTTCTTTTTTGTATATCAGGTTCCAGTAGTATGCGTTTGCTAAGACTCTAGCCTGGTGCATTTTGCAAATAAAGGTCGCTCTTTTATTCGGTGTTCCATATACCTGATAGTTATATGCCGAACACCATGCACATCCAGATGCGATGGGGCAGCTCCAGCACTCCTCTGTGCTTTGAGACTTCCGGTCGATGACAGAGAGTTCCTGTACCCTGTCGCGGTGTTCCTGCAAATTCATAATCCCATTCTCAAGGTCTCCGATTATGAACGGCTCTTGTGCTCCGTTCAGGCTAGATCCCATGTATCTGAGGCAAGGAAAGAATTCTCCTTTCCAATTGACCGCAAGCATGCTTCCGCACCCACCGCACCAGTTTTGGTTATCTGATTCCTTCATGGGGTGTCCGATGTGTTCGTCAAATATGGACAGATAGGGTTGATTTTCCATAGCCAACAAATCGTCAGCCAGTCCTCTGAGCTGTCTGTACAGAATTTGGGCATGAGAAAGCTCCCACCCTTCTTCGAAAACGCAGTTCAGATAAATCTCGTCATACCCTTCCTGAAGCAGGCTGTTTACAGCACTTCTTACATGCATGACATTTCCGGGAGCTATCGTCATTTTACTTCCTATGAAGCCATGTTTGTTCATGTAGTCTTTGGCTGCAGCAATTGCAAGGTCATAACTTCCAGTCCCATCAGGAAAGACTCTGCAGGAATCATGGAGTTCCTTGTTCCCATCAACGCTAACAGAAAAAGAGATTCGACCTTCCCATTTTTCCAGAAATCTCTGTACGCTTTCTGTGAAATACAAGGTGCCATTCGAAGATATACAGATCATATATCTGGTCGCCAGAGGGTGATTGAGCAAAAACGCCTGTTCCAGAAAATAGTCCATGATTTGATCGATCAAATCTACTTCGAGCAGTGGCTCTCCACCTATGAAATCCAAGATAACACCGCTGATTTTGTCCGATGTGATATATTGATTCGTCCTGCTGTCTGCAGCCAAAAGGGTGTCTACAATTTCTTTGGCTGTCTCAAAACTCATTCTGTTTCGAGATTTCGCTCCCTGATAACAATAGGAGCAATTCAGGTTGCATTCCTCTGTGATCTGAAATGTGATTGTTTTTGCTCTCCAATCGTTTACCTTGAAGGTATCATCGGCATCAATCGGGTGATAAATCCGTCCAAGCTTATCAGAGAACGACTCGTGCTTCTTCATTCTGCTCCCCCTCGCATTGACAGACTTGTACTTCGATCGAGTTGGTTGAGTAAGTCAGCTCCCAGTTCAAAACGGTTCCTTCGACGACACGGGGCAGATAATCATTCTGCAGAGTTTGTTTTGCAATCTGGAATTCTTTGTAGGTGGCGTGGTAGTCCTGTTCCCACTTTTGATATGCAGTAGTGTTCTCTAACCCTTTGGAGGCTGCATACGCAAGGAGTTCTCTCAATGCTCCCGTTTCATAATCGAGCATTTCTATCAAACTGGAAAGATCATACGGAATATCAAATACAAGCGTTTTCATATTCTCTCCTTACTGCACATATGCAACAGGCACATGTGTCCATTCTGTCCCGTTGTGGTATTTAAGTCCGCCGGTAGTAGGAGTTGTATCAATCCACAAGATATTCGTACTATCAGGGGCTTCTTTTCCTGTAGAGAAAAAGGCGAACTCGGAAATGGCTTCAAAATATGGTGCTCCACTAGATCCTTGGACGAGGAAAGACTTTTTGTCAGGATTCTTGATTTGGCCGAGTTCATCGCTTGCAGCAGCGAAAAGAATTCTGTTGGCTATCCAGTTGTTCTTCCCTGTGCCACCTCTCAAAACAGTAAGCACGCCGGTTTTAATGTCGGAAGTTGCGTGTGAGTGTCCTTCTCCAGCAGCACCAATAGACATGGGCGTAATCTGATGCGGGTTGTTTTTGTTTGCGATGTGGGCAATCAAAGCTCTGATTGCAGCCGCAATTTTTCCGAAGACAGTTCCGATCGTATCTCCTGACATTATATTTCCGATTTCCTGTGCTTCTGTAAATTTAATCTCTGTGTCTTTGGGATGCGTATTCGGAACTTCACCAAGCCCAATTTGTGCTTTTGTGACCTTGTGCGGATTGTCGTAGTCTTTCAAGTGGTCATCAAAGTCCTTTTGATATGCATACATGGTGGATGCAACCGAAGCAGTAACGTTTATGGCTTTGTCGATAATGATACGAACGACAATCTCATTCTCAACCAGTTTATTTGCCGCAGTGCTAAGAACAGGTTCGCCTTGGTCGCCGAGATGAATGTAAGCAAACATCACCTCTTCCTGAGTGCCCACATCGATAGCAAATACTCCAATTTCCGTGAGAGTGAAATCGTGCGATACATTTCTGTTGTCGAATTTCGTTGCTACATCGACATAGTTTTCGCCTTTAACAATTTCACCAACAACGGGGCTTTCAAAGATTTTGTTGCCCAGTTCGGTCATCTTTTCGGGTTCAGAGGGGACGTCCCCATTCCCGAATTCAAACCTTGTAAACTCTATAGTGGCGTCTCCAAACAGGGCCTGAACCATCAAGCCGATGCCACTGTCGGTAGTTTCAACGAATATGGACATATTTCATTACCTCCCTGTCAGCCTTCGGTTAGGATATTACCATTTTCATCAAGAAGAAGGTTTTGGTCTTCGTCTACGAGGATGTCAGGGATAGAGAAGTCGTATTCTTCTTGGGTGTAGGTTATTCTTTTGCTATGTGTGATTGTTCCTGCAGTATAGAAAGAATGATCCTTTCGACCAGTGGCTCGGAAAAGAATTCTAACGCCTGCAGGTTTGACAATGGGCACCTTTAGAAGTCTCTGAATATCAAGCCCATTAAACCGCTCAAAATTCAGGATAATGGTCGCAGGAACTGTTGCATCCTCCTCATATGTCAGTGTTCCTTCCCATAACATGTGGATGGATCTTAGAACATCGGCATATGTCCCCTTTGCCGTGTTGACGAAGATTTTGTAGAGTAGGAATACTCGATACATCTCATCTTCATCGGTATAGGGGTAATTGGCGTCTCTTGCAAGAGCAATCGCCTCGCTGCGGGTCATGTCTGCAATGCTGCCTATTCCGTCCAGCTGTTTTCCGACTGCGACCTTGATGTCTCGCTCGATCAGGAGTTGAGAGAAAAAATCATACACTTCTTGGAGTTCAACGCCAATTACCTCAACAAGAGCCTCGATATTCGGCTTTCCTCGAAATTGCTCAAGCAGATCACTTTGGAGATTTACAACATATCTATTACTCATAGAAATCCACCGTTATCATGTCTTCGCTGGTGAAGGCTCTCTGTCTAGCTGTAATTGCTTGGCTTCGAGCTGTGTACACGCTCGGTTTTTCTTTGTTCGAGGTTGCTGTCAATGTAATGTCGATGTAGTTGATGCCTGAGAAAGCATCGTAAAGTTCGGTCATGAAGCGCATGGGAACCACATCGGTTCCTGCGTCCAAATTCTCCATATTTTTTGTTACAACCGATCGCAGTAGTTCTTCGTAATTGTCCGGAATGCTCTGAGAAGAATTTCGCTCCAATTTCAGATGGAACCACACATAGACAATCTCGGGGCGGCTGAACTTGATAGTGAAATTTTCATCATAGGAACCTACTATAGTCACTTCTTCATTTCCATGTGTGGAAATGCCTGCGGCTTTGTTTGCGAATATTTGCTGTGCAATTTCGTAGTTGTCTCCTCCATCAACAACGATTTCGATGCTGTGAGGGGGACGGCCATATTCGTCGGTAATGTCGCTATCGTTCTCGTATGTAGCAACACTAGCGACGCCTTGTACGTTGTTCAAAATCGCACTGCGTATGGTGTCAAGCATTGTCTTGGATCGGTTGAAAATCTTATCTGCATATGACATCCGGAACTCTGCGTCACTTTCTTCATCTCGTCCCGCAATGTAGCCGCTGACATTTACAACGCTTTGGAGGCCGGCATCTGCCTTTACGATATTCGTAATGACTCCGTCCGGAAGCAGAATGTTTCCTGTTTCGACAGTGCCGAACGTGATGATTGATGTGACGGTTTCTGTGGTCAGATTCTCTGAAAGAGTCAAGTCGTTTGTTGTTCCTGCGTCAGCTTCGATATTCAGCAGCTCGTTCTCGGTATCTACGCTGACGGTGAAGTCATTGCCCATTTCTTCGGCCAACCCATTCAGAATTTCAAGAGCACTGAGGGTTCCAGCTGTATGCCGGTAGTCTTTGTTGTTGATGATTACTATGTACGGATTTCCCGTTTGCAGGGATGCCACTTTTATCGCAGCTTTATTGAAAGCAGATCTCGATATGGTCCGGCTCTCGGCAAGAGACAGCTGTGTTGTCGGATTCGTGGTAGAGGCAATGATCGTTCCTGCTGCAAGGACCGTTCCATCTTTGCCTGTGCAGTGGATGGGGTAATAGGATTTCGCCGCCGGCTCTCTCGTGGAGCCGCCGTACTGAGCAGCATTATCCAGATTGATGCCTTCCGCTGTGGCAGGATACTGAGAATAATAAACACTCTCTCCAAACTCCCACAATTCTGCGATCTGATCGGCAACATTTGTCAAAACATGATTTATCAGAGACTCGGGGTTCTGACGGGTATTGACACCCCACCGCTCTGAGAGGTTCTTATGCAAGGACTCAATGATCTCATCAAGTCTTTTGATATTCGGCCCTTTCGGTGTAAGCCCATATTCACTCATAAAGCGTCACCTCTTCCTTGAACACTTCCTCCCCTACCGTTACGGTGTAGCGGAAGGTTGCAGATCTTTTTTCACGGCTATATTCGACCTCTGTTACAATCGCCGCATCTACTCCTTCTACCTGAAGGATCTTTTCTCGAAGTAAACCCTTGATCGCATCTGTGTTCGGGTTCTTAATGAAGACCTGTTCAAACCAAGGGAAACCTAATTCTGGACCGAGCCGCCATTCGCCATAAATCCATCTCAATTTAATCAGGATCGCCTGTCGAACGCTGTTTGTGAGGTAGATGTCACCTGTCTTCGACACGTCGATATCGCCATCTTTGTTCAACCTAATATCGGCCATCATTGTCCTCCCTTTGTTTATAAGCTGAGAACCCACTGTGTCTTGTGAGGTCGGAGTTTCTTTGCTTTGTTTGTAAGTTGATGTCTGCCAAAAAGTCCCGTTAGAGGCAATTTGGGCGGCTGTGAAGCGAATTGTAGGGCGATCACTTCAAGGTTTCTTCAATGCCTCCCTCTACAGACAACCCACCACTGACAGTCATTCCGCTCCCTACCTCCAGAGAACCTTCTATTTTCACCTGTGGCGATTTCATGTTGACGGAAGGAGCTTCGATCTCAACTTCGTCCCCTTTTACTTTGACGGTTGTTGCTCCTCCGGCCGTTATCACAATGCAGTTTTCAGCACATGCTTTCTGCATGGCAGCATTCGCAGCAGGAGCAAGACCCGGAATACACATGGCGTTGCTCATGTCGAAGGGCAGATCAGTGGGGGTTTCCTGTCCATACATCCAATAATCGAGAGATTGCTCGGAAACTACGATCATGCATCCGTCTCCGCCTTTGATGGGGATAGCAACTGTTGCCTGACCACCAGATCCCTGAGAAATGGAAACAGGGACACCAGAGATCTGCGGATAGTCGATAGTTGTTCCATCTGGCTTCCTGAACTTCATCGCCGGCTTCACTGTTGCCGTTCCGCTTCCGGGATCGTATGAGACGATAGTACCAGGCATTGCTGTATGGACGCCCTTCAAAGACTGATTGACAGTGTTGGTAATCTCTTGGACAAACTCCTGCATCATGATTCCTTCACCTCTTTCAGTCGGGCCTTGCATATCCAGTCGCCAGAAACATTATCGCCAGAAATGCTTAACGAATAGACGCGGAAATACCCAGTCACCATTTTGCTCTCAAGCTTAACATAGTCATCTATGTTGATTGCGCCGTTCATAAAATACTCGACATCCCAGCCGATTGTATTTTTTTCGTCAGACTTGTCGGACGCTTCCGTGATTCGGGCGGGAATACCAAGCAGTCCAGTTTCCGGGGACAGAACATAGACTTCCTTGGACATTACATCCCCGGGCTTTTTCACTTGCATGACCCCATTCTGGAGACTCCAAACAAGACCGCAGCAAGCGCAGCCCTTGGTCATTATGTCTCTAGCCATACCAACAAAGCTAAATCCATTCGGAATATCGACAAACTCGGCATTGTAGGAGTAGGAGATGGCGACACCCATCTGGGAAGAAACATCATCAAAAATTGTTTTCCAATTGACAGTCCCGTTGTACGAGAGGCTTACATAGGTGTCTCGGATCTCCACAAGG